CGCGCCGTGCGCCTCGATGAACGATCCGCACCCGATGCCGACATCGACGATTGGTTGCGTCCAGTGCCGCCTGACCATCGCCAGACGAAGCGCATTCAACGTCCGTCCCAGATCGGTCGCGGCATAGCTTTCATACTTGGCGAAGTAAGCGGCGTCGTAAACATGATCCTTGACGACGGGATAGTAACCGATCCCGAGTTCCGCGAACCATTGCAGCGAATCGGACGCCCGCAGCCGCTCGATCAGAGGACATGCCCCTGACTCCGCATCGACGTGCGCCACTGCGCCCATTGCAAGGCGAGGTCGGGAATGTCCTTCGGGCAGTTGTGCATGTTGTCCCGGCACAGGCAGAAGTCCTTTGGAAACGCGAAGCCGATCTTCGACCCGTCCATGCGGCGGTCGATGATCTTTTCCGGCGCGTTCGATCCCCCGTTGCCCCCGAGCACAACGAAGCAAGGCTTATGTGCGGCGATCGCTGCGGGAACAATCCAGCCGACGCCACCGACCAAGATCGAACAATCCTGCACCGCCGCGAGTAGCTGGCGCGTCGATAGCTCGCCCTCGGTCAGCGCAAGGCAATGCGGTGGCATGTCCCCGACGAGCCATTCCTCGCCTGCCGACAGGTCGCAGATCACCACGACCGCGTAGCCTCGCGCTTTCAGGTCGAAGGCGATTTGACTGATATATTCCGGGTGCGGATTGCGCGATGGATTGTCCCATTCCTTCCGCCGCACGCACGGGCGCACGATGGCGAGCGGGGCATCGCCGGTATCGAACGGCGACGGGCCCATGTCCGGGAGGTCCCAGAGCGGCAGCGCCACCGTCGGCACCTTGCAGGCCATCGCCTCGTAGGCCGACCCGTGCACGAACGCCTCGGCGCTGTAGTGCAGCGCGATCGTATCGTAGAGCGGCGGCGGCGGGGTCCATCGGCTCGGCAATTGCCGCAGCATCTGCTTGCCCTGGACCCGCAGGCCGGCGGCCCTTTCGGGCGGCTCGAGGAAATAGACCCCCAGGTCCTCGTATAGCTCGGGCCACGGGGTATCGACCCAGACGTCCCGCTTCAACGCTTGGTCGCGGATCACCGGGCGCACGTAGATGCCATCCCCCAGGCCATAGGGGGCGCGGATCACGAGGGGGCGCAAACCAGCCCCGCCATGGCGATTTCCCGAGGCTACAGGGGGGTGAGACCCAGCCTGGGGGGGAACCATAGGGGGCACCCCCGTCAGGCTGCCACGGCGGGCGCAGTCCCCTGCAGCAGCAAGCCCTGCATCCGGGCCAGCCGGTCCCGCTCGCCGTGGAACGACCGCACCACCGGGCCGGCGGCTTCCATGTGCGTCTCGACCCAGTTGTAACGATTGGGCAGGATCGTCAGTTGCGACCGCCACCGGCGGGTCTTCATCAGTTCGATGAACGCGCCCTGATCCTCCCAGGGCATGCCGGGAGGCATCGCGTTCCAGGCGGTCACGAAGGCCCGGACCTCGGGGGAGGCGTTGAACCACACCACGCCGGTATTGAGGTGCGGCGGGACCTTCGGGCTGTCCCAGCACTCGCAGATGCCCAGGCCCCAGCGGCACACCGCGAACAGATCGACCGACCCGTCCACGATGATCGAATCGGCATCGAGCCAGATCACCTGATCGAAGCCCTCGTCCAGCGCCTCGGCGATCAGATCGACCTTGCGCCAGTGCGGCGGGCGCGTTGGCTTGCGCGGCCGTCCCTCGCGCCGGGTGATGAACTCGGCACCGACCGTCCTGCAATAGCGGGCGTGCAGGTCGTTAGTCAGATCGAGCATGCGGATGAAGTCGCCACCGGCAGCCAGTTGCAAGAGCGCCCGCCGGTCGGACCGCTTGCGGGTAACCGGCTTCGCCGTCGTCGGGGCAGGCTCGGCCATGACCTTGATCTTGGAGCCGTCGCCGATCGCGGCGATGGCGAGGCCGAGGCGGATCAGATCGCGGGCACGGGAGGGCGGCGATTCAAATTCCTGCCCAGGATTGACCGACCCCTCATGGTCGGCGTTGAACCACGGCTTGAGCGCAACCATGCGGATCATCGTCGGCAGAGTCCCCGCTAAAGAAGGTGCAGCTTACAGCAAATCGCGCTGGCGGGAATCGCGAATCCGCCCGCGCATTCCGTTGCGCGTCATCCTCATTTTTGCTCGCGCTTTTTCTCGCGATTCTGGCGTGTTCAGGAAAGCCGTTTTGATTTTTCGTTCAGCCCGAGTCAGCTTGTTCCACATCATGCGGTTCCCCGCCACAATTTTCGCCGTTCGTTTTGCGCGAGCTTCCTGTGTTTGCTTTTTCCAACCGCCTTGGAGCGCGGCTTGGAATTTAGCTTTTCTTCCCGGCTGCGCCCACAGCGCTTTCATGCGCAATGAATTTTTAGCTCGCCTTTCGTCATCGTAATATTGACCAATCGTGCCAGCGCCGCCCCTGGTCTTATTGTAGCCGTTTGGCCAGAATGTTTGATGTTCTGCTATTAGCATTTGTTCGTATCGCCACGCATCTTGCTGAGCAGCACAACAAATGACGTGCGCAGTTGTCCAATTGAATGCGTCGATCCCATGCTCAGCTATAGCCTTGGAAATTTCCGGCCTGTTCCCCTTGCTGGTTCCTGCGCTACTGAAAGCGTGATGCGCATGAGAGGCGCGTCGTTTGTCCCAAAGCCCTTCGAACACGCCAACATAGCTCATGCCCGTCGTGGAGCAGGTCAGCACGTAGACCCCAAATTTCCAAGGCGTTGCAGTAAAAGAGTGCAGCATCGTTCGATTGCCTCCCAATCGTCCGGTGTTAGGGTCTTGGGCGGGATTGCACCCCGCCCGAGGCCCGTTTAGCAGACTAACAAATCACAGGCAATAAGCCTATGATAACGTGCCGTAGATAAATGCCGCGGGTCTGTATACGCAGAGCGTAAGTCTTTCTTCGGCACGAATCGTGATCATGTTGCGAACGAAGTCGTCGGCGTTCTCGGTCGAGATCAGCACTTCCATCGTCAGGCGATCGAAGATTTGCGCCCCGAGCTTGAACGCGCCAACGAGGAAGTGCGAGACCTGCATCGCCATCGACTGCACGACCGGCAGGCCCCACAGCATTTTCGCGACCTGCGATTGCGGATCGCCGATGATGTAACGGCCTTGCAGGTCCTTCGTCGTCTCGATCTTGGCCCAGTCGGTCGGGTGCAGCACGTAGCCGCTCGCTGGATAGAGCGCGAGGGTCGCCTGTAGCGAGGCCAGCCGCAGCGTGTCGATGTTCTGCACGTTCGCTGGCGTGAACGCCGCCGAGTAAGCGGTCGCCTGCGGGATGATGCCGTAAAGATGCTGCCCGGTCCCGTCGCCATAAAGCAGTTCGTTCTCCTCGACATAGGCCAGCCCCCAGCGGAGCCGCCCGTCGATGTAGCTTTGCAGTTGCGGCGCGTCGTCCATGATCTGCCGCGACGCCCGCATGAAGTGCGCGATGGTCCGCACGGGCGAGGATTTCAGATCGAAGGTGATGTTGCTCTGCGGCTTGACCGCGCCTTCGGAGACCACCGCAGCGGCGGTGTTGAGCGGGTTGTCGGTCTCGACCGGGTATTCGATGTTGTTGCTCGTCGTCGAACCCGGCGTGATCAGATCACGAACGACGAGTTGCCTTAAAGGGGGTTGCACGATCGGCTGGCGGTCGGCGATCACCAGCGACGTCGACGGCGAAACCCCGGAACCCCAGGTCGGCGGCCCCGAGATGATGTCCTTGAGTTCGACCGTCGTCCGCGCCGCGCCGTTCTTGCGCTCCATCAGCGCCTTGACCTCGGCGTGCTCCAGAACGAGTTGCCCGAGCGTCTTCTGCTGCTCGGGAACCGCGCCGGGCCTGCGGGCCAATTTCTGCTCGATATCGTTCATCCGGCCGGTTAGCTCGTTCATCGCGAGCAGCGCCTTGTCGGCGTTGGCCTTGGTCTCGGCGGTGACGTCACCGAGATTCTTCATTTCAGTCTGCGCCTTCTCCGCGAAGACCTTAACCTCGTCGGTGGCTTTTTTCAGATCGATCGCAAGCTGCTTGAGCTCATTGGCTCCCGTGTCATCGAGTGGCATTTGCTGTTCCTGGGAATGGGGTCATGCGGCAAGGGACAGTCCACGAAGCGCGTCAGCGATCATCTTGACCGCCTCGGCAGCCGTCGCCTCAGTCTCAGCGGCCGTCGCCCCATCCCGAGGCGTGTGCGCTGCTTTCCACCCGTGTTCGGCGATGTCACGGGCTAGGCGATTCGAATATCCCGCATCCCGCAGGAGTGCCTCGAAATCGCGAAGTGTTTCCGGCTTTTCGCCCGTTTTCGGGTCTTCGCCGGTCAGGGCACGATAGGCGGTGCGGAGATGGTCCCCCATCTGCGCGCGTTCATCGGCGGTGGGAGAATCGCCGCCGGTCATGGTGGAGCCGTGCAGCGCCAGCGCCGCCTTCACCGCGGACAGGCAAGCACCGTGATCGGCCTGGGCCATCACCGCCTTGACCTGAGAGATCAGCGCTTCCGCGTTTGAAGGGTCGCGCACCACATCGACCGAATAGAGATTGATCGCCTTGAGCCACCGCTTCGGATCACCGGCTTTCTTGCCGGGGGTGGAACCGCCATCCGGGACCGAATAGGCAATGGAAAGCGCCTTCATCGCGCCGTCGCGCATCAGGCCATAGATGCGTTTGCCATGGTCGCTGTCGAGCGCACTGATCCGGCCCGTGCCCTTGAGACCGTTCTCGTCCTCGTCGAGCGAGGTCCATATGCCGATCGGCAGCGGATCGCCGCCCAGCATCGCGAACGAATGCTCGGCGTAAAGACCCGGCATGGTCCCGTTCGCCTTGTGCTCGGCAAGGCTCGCGGTGAACGCACCCGGCATCACGATATCGCCGTGCCAGTCCTGCTTGTTGAAGACGGAAGCGTAACCTTCGAAGGTCCCCGGCTCCGCGCTGTCGAGCGGGGCGAACTTGAACTCGACCGCCGTGACGAACCGGCCAAGCGTCTTCATGCTCTCAGTCTGACGTGCCATGGCTTGCGGACCTTTCCAGTCCCGTGACTACATCCGGCGCGGTTCCCTTTGCAATCACGGGATAGCGCCTTCCTTCTGCCTGGGCTGCCCCGGTGCCGCCACCGTGCCGCCCTGCTGCGACTGTCCACGCGGCGCGGTGAACCCCGCTGGCGGCAAGAACCCCGGCGGCTTCGGCGGCGTCTTGCCCAGGCTCTTGAGCGGAACCATCGCCGCGTTCACCCTGAGATCATCGCCCCCAGGCATCGGCGGGTCGTTCTCAAGCGACCGGATCTCGTTCGAAGTCTTGAGCCCGTGATCGACCATCGTCGCGTAAAGCATCGCCCGCGTCTTCGCATCCGCCCGCAGCAGCCCCTCGACATTGAACTCGGCATAGACCGTGCGCCGGTCACCGGCAGGGATCAGGCTCTTGGTGATCCGCGCCTCGATCCGTCTCAATTGCGGTCGCAGGCAGAATTGCAGGAACCATAGTAGCATCTGCTCTAGGCCGGTGCCCCACGCGGTCGCGCTCTGCGTGTGGCCGATCATCGGCGGCGGAACGTGGAACCACCTACAATTGTGAGAAATTCCTCCGGCAGTTGCGAATGTCTCGTCTTCGTCAATTGATAGATTATAGACCGGCCCCGCGTAGGTGCCGCGATCAGCGCGATCAAGGCCGAAGAAAACATGCTCGGCGCACGTTCCCATCGTTCCACGCCGCGCCGGATTGGTTCGCCAGCTTACGGCCCAAATCTCGACGGCATCGCCCGATCGCCCCCCGATCGCCCAAGCGCTGGCGGCTTGATATTGCAGGCAAGTATTGATGCCCTCGGCCCACAGCAGCAAGCGCGTCTGCCACGCCAGATCGCGGCTCACGGTTCGGATGGAAGATTCGCCCTTCGCTGCCATGTGCCCATCACCAGCCAGAATGCCGTCGATCATCCCTCTCCGGAACTCGGCTGGCGCTTGCATTGCCCACGGCGGCGCGGCCTTGCGGTATGATGACCGTCCGAACGATGCGAAAAAGGCCGCTAGAACGCGATTTGACACTCTGACGACAAGCACCGGCCCGCTCGTCCCGAATGTGACTTTCTGATCAAAGGCCGCTTGCATCCGGTCGCGAACCAGATCGGCGATGTGCCGCTCATGCAGACTGAGCGAAAAGATCACCTGATGGGCGCTCACTGCGCCGTCAGCCAGGAACAGGCCGCACAACCAGCCAAGATCGTAACCTTGCGCCGGGTGACGGACGACCGGCGTGGCACGATGATTGTCCGACCAGCGAACCGTGGCGGCATCCGCTGCCGCATCGACTGGCGCATAGGTTGCCATGTCGAGCGCAACAGCCTGATCGGGTGCAAGGCGCGGCATCACGAGATTATGGAACGGTCGCCGGGACCGCACGCCGTCAGGTTTCGCCCGCGACGCTTCCAGCTTCCCGGCTTCGAGCCATTCCGGTTCACCAAGCCCTTCGATTCTATGCGACCTGTTCGGCTTGGCGCGCTGCACAAGGAACGGATGGTTTGCCGTTGCCGTAACGGCTGGCAATCCCTTCGCCTGCAAGGTGATGACCGGCCCAACATAGTCGCGGCGCATGATACGGTTCACCGCGCGCCAACGTCCCTTATGTGTCAGCACAAAGTCGCCAACGGCAAGGGTCTCGATCGGTCGCAGCCCGGTCGGCGTTACGATCTCCGTCCCAGGCACGAAACACAGTTCCTCGATGTCGAACTGCCGCGACGCCAGCAGTTGCGCGTCCTCGGGCGGGATCGAAATACTTTCGAGCTTCCAGCCGCCTTCGATCAGCGGAACCTTGCCGTTGTTGATAGCGCCGCTGTATTCGTCGATCCATTCTTGCTTCCGCTTGCGCTGCTCGGGCGTCAGATACGAAGGCGCGGTCAACACGCCCGAGGGCCGCATGCCGTTACGGAAGAAATTCCCCGAGGCGCGGTCGGCGGCGATCGCCGTCCCCATCACCTGACGGCCCTGGGCAATGACGCTGATGCCAACGATGCCGTCCAGCGAAAAGCCCTTGATGTGGAAAACCTCGTCCTCGGGCAATTCGGTGGCGACCCCCATCCACGAATAGAGGTAGGTCAGCGAACCGTCGGTCTCGCGCCGGAACTGGACCCGGTCGGGCCGCATCGGGATCAGCGATATCACACGCTGCCCGCTGCGGATGATCTGCGCGTAAGCGTTGCCCCACAGCAGCAGGGAGCCGACCATCGCTTCCCAGAACTCCACCGCCGTCATCTCGGCGTTCGGGCTGTCGTGCAGAATCGGGTAGAGGGGATAATCGCGATTGAGAACCCCGAAATCATCCTTGTCCCGCTCGTAAATCATCAGCGGCAGCGTCGCCACGGTATGCGCGATCAGCGTCGCACACGACCACACCGCCGATAGCTGCATCGCGGTGTCGATGGAAACCAGCTCGCCGGCGTGCGTCGGCCCCGGGCCGAACATGCGCATGACGCGGGGATCGGAGATGTTGATCCCGCTCAGGATCGTTTCGACCGCTTTGCGGCCCAGCCAGCGAAAGGGATTGATCATCGCTTCATAGAGCTATCGGATCATTAAGGAAGCCGTCCAGATTCGCATTCGGGTCCTCGACCATGGAGCGGCCGATCGCCATGATGAGGCCGCTCATGCCGTCAATCCTTCCGACCGAATGTTTCTTCGACGGCATCCTATTCAAGTTGCGATCCGTGAGAATCATCATGTTCGCGGCCATCCACGCTAGCACTTGGTTGCCGCCGTGATCCAGACGCTCGGCCAGGAGCATGACCTCAAGCTCTTTCGTCGGCGCGGTATAGCTGCGCATCCCCTGCAGGAACTCGTTCATCGGCACCCCCTGGTCGGCCAGCCGCACCGCGAGCGCGGTCGCGTTCCAGGGATCGTAACCGCAGGAAATGCATTCACCCTGGCGGCAGTCCTCCGACACGGCGGCCTCGATTTCGTTTTGATCGACGACGTTGCCCTCCGTTATCTCGATCAGCCCCGCATCGATCCAGCGCCGGTATTGCACCCGGTCCCGGTCGCTCTTCTGCTGGATCGTATCCGACGGCATCCAAAAGCGCGGGACGACGCGCCAGCGCTGTCCGGCCTCGACCGGGGGATATAGCTTGACCCAGGCCGTCAGGTCGATCTTCGCGGAAATATCGAGACCGGCGAAGAACCGCCGCCCCGCCATCTCGGCGGGATCGAACGGGCCCAGGCTGTTGCGCCCCCAGACTTCCATGTCGATCGCCCGGTTAGCGTCCCCCGTCCGCAGGTTGAGCCGCAGCCGCTTGAAAGCCGCTTGGTTCGGCGGCGAGCCAATCGCCTTGTCTCGCGAACGTTCCAGATCATCGAGCTTGAGGCTGATACCCAGGTTCGGGTTAGCCTTGATCCACATGCCAGGATCGTCCCATCGGTCCCCGGCATCGAGCGTATAGATCACCGCGAAGTAGCTATCGTCGACAAGCGTGCCTTCCAAGACCTGTGCGGCGTAGGCGTTCTCGGCGGCGTAAACGGTCTCGGGATCGTCGTCACCGGCGGTCGTGATCATCCACAAGAGCGGATTGCGGCGCGCACCGAGGGCGGTGTCCAACACGTCCAGAACCGCCCGCGTGCGGTGCTTGTGCAGTTCGTCCACGAGCACGAGGTGCGGATTGAGCCCGTCCAGCGTCCGGTCGTCGGCGCTCAGCGGTTCGAACTTCGACATCGTCCGGTCGTGCGAGATGTTGAGCTTGAGCACGGTCAATTGGCTCGACAGGTCGGGCGATCCCCGAACCATATTCTGCGCCTCGGCGAAGATGATCCGCGCCTGCTCGCGCTTGGTCGCCGCCGCGTATATCTCGGCCCCAGGCTCTTGATCGGCAACCAGACCAAACAGCCCCGCGCCCGCCGCCATCGTCGATTTGCCGTTCTTGCGCGCGACCTCTTCGTAGGCGCTGCGGAACCGCCGGGTCTCGTTGCTGCGCCACCAGCCATAGACGCTGCCGATAGCGAACTCTTGCCACGGCTCAAGCATCAATGCCCGTCCCGCCCATTCGCCTTTGGAGTGGCGCAGGAATTGCTGAAAGAACCGCATCGCGAAGGCGGCGTGCTTCTGGCTGAACCCGATGCCGCGCGCGCGCCCGGTGCGCAGATCGTAGAAGTGCCGCTCGCAGGCCAGGATCACAAACCGGCAGGCCAGCACCCGGCCCGTGAGCACGCGCCATGCGTAATGCGAAACCGGCTGCGTCTCCCGCGGCGGCTGCGACGCCGGGATCAGAACCTCGCCGCGCATGGTCGAACCCGATGTGACCGGCGCGCGCTTCCAGCCGACGAACTCAGTCATCAGATCCTCGGCGGCCTCGGCGCTTCGGCCAGGAAGCCTTGCAGCGTCATGCCGCTACTCGGGCGCGACGACGGCAGCGCCGCCTCATGCTCGGCGTAAATCCGCGCCCGCGACGCCGGGGAAAATCCGAGATGGTCCACCGCGCGCATGATGACCTGGGCTTCCTTGCGGATGATCGACAGGTAGATGGAGGCGAACGGCATCGCCACACCCGGGTAGCGCATCAGCAGCGTGTCGCCCCCCTCGGACAACCGCTGCGAAGCAATGGCGTGGTTCTCTTGCGCGATCACCCAGGTCGCCAGCACCGACGCGTCGATCTTGCGCAGCAATCCTTCGGGCGCATTCGCGAGCGCATAGGCCCAGATGTCTTTTTGCGATGCCGACATCCATGCCGGCGGTTCCAAGAGTTCTCCGGGCGGAATCGTCTCGGCGTGCGGCGGCTTCCGCTTGAACGACGGATTGCCGTGCAGCACGTTGAGCGCGGTCGGCTGCGGGCGTGGGCCTCGCTTGCCCATAGGTAGCCTCTCACGAAGAAAGCGGAATCTATAGCGCCAAAGCGAAGCGCGAGCGCCATCCCCCTGATTTTCAATCCCCCCCGAAGCGCCAAACCGGCAGAGGGCGCAGCGAGGGCAGGCGCCGCTTTCCCAGCCATTCGCGTTCTGTTTGCAACCACCCTCCCCGGCCGCGCCGGGTGCAAGGCTCGGGGTGCAGGTAGCGGTCTGCTAACCTGCATGCCTCACGCTGGCGCGCAGCGAACGGACAGCGCACGAGAGCCGCAGCGATGGCTGCGATGGTAGGTAGCGCTCACGAACAGAGCCATCCGACCACCACCGAAGGGATGGGCCACCGACCAGCGACCGGGTCCTCGGTAGTAGAGGCTAACGCAGCAATGGCGAATGGCGACGGCTGAAAGTTTGAACTCGGGTAGTGCCTGCGAACATACAATGACGGCGATGGCTGGTAGCTCAGGCTAACGGATGGGCAGCACCGTCTATGGTAGGTAGAGCTCACGAACACAAAGGAACGGCGGGGATGGTTGCCCCGCCGCAAGTTGGGAACGAGAGAAACACAGAAAAGGCTTTAGGCACTCCGACGATAGCGCCGGATCGTAGCGGCTGCCAAGCGGGCCCATCTATTGCGCGGCACCCGGCGTAACGATAGAAAGCGCGGCGTTCAATTCCAGCGAAGGGAGAACCCCTATGACCGAAGCGAATCTAGCGGAAGGCTCAGAAGGCGATGCGGTGAAGGCGCTGCAGACGGCCCTCAACGCCAGGGGCGCGGAGCCGCCGTTGGTCGTCGATGGTATGTTCGGTCCCGAGACGCTGAAAGCGGTGAAGCACTTCCAGGGCGGGCACTCGCTTGAGGTCGATGGCATCGTCGGCCCGAAGACCAAGGAGGCGCTTGCCTCGGCCGCTTGAACGCGGCATCGTCTCCGTCAGCGATGAACCGGCTGCGGTAGAATTAGTCCGCGGGTATTCGCTCCCGAAAGAACGAATGAACGGCGGTTGCGTTCGGCAAGG